GCGGGCCAGGCGTAGACATTTATGCAGCTGGAAACAATATTATGAGTGCTAGCTCAGATGATAGTGGCGGCACAAACGATATTGTAACTGGAGGGACATCAAGAGTTGCTCATCCATTAAACGCTAGCCAACATTTAATGAAAATATCAGGTACTAGTATGGCCTCGCCCAATGTATGCGGTATGCTTGCAACAATTCTTGAAGCTAGTCCAAACATAAGTGTAGCAGGATTAAAAGAATGGGCTCATGCTAATTCAACTAAAGATGCAATGTATCAAGGTACAGTAGACAATTGGGACGACTACGATAGTATAAACTGTGGCGGCAATGCTAATTACGTGTCAAAAGCAATTGTAACAGATCAAGAAATGGCACCGCTTGCTAAACATCTTGATGTTCGAGGGCTAAGACTTGCGGCGTGGGGAGCTAAAGGCGGAGCTACAGCAGTATCAGATTCATTTATACAAAAAGTTGCAAGACATGTTGAAATGATGTTAGACCCTACAGGAACAGATATTGATACTACTGCACAAGCAGCAGCTATAGCAGGAATGAAAGCAAGTAACACATTACAATTTATTGGGCATACTAACGGTAGTTACAGTCCTAGCATACTAACCGACGATGCTAATGATTATTATCCAGGACTAGATATTATTAGAAATATGTTTGGTAACGTAGACTTTATTTGGGAAAGTGATGACACTGCTGCGGGCTATACCGCTGATAGTGCGACTATGGAAGTAATGGAACACGTATTACATACACTTACTGTATATGCATTACCAGGAGCATATCCAACACAGTTTAATCAAACTAATCAAACTAGTGCTTTATATGACGCATGTGCTCAAGCTATTACTAACAACGTATTTGACATAAGTGGATACAGCGGAACGTGGCCAGGATCAGATCCTGATTTTAGAGCGTTAATAATGCGTGAGTACTATTATTTGTTAACATTAGCAATGTGGGAGTATTTTTCCTTTGCGTCAGGCGGGTCACTAAGTCCTGAATGGAATGATAATAGTAGAACACAATCAGGTGTACAAACTAACAATTCGTTAGGCTATGCACTATACAATAGTTATGGTAAGAAAGTACTTGCTAAACCTAGTGAAACAATACTAGATGCAATGCATGCACCTAGTGGCGATTCGGATTATGTGCCTAACGCCAACACAAATAGAATAATATATACTCCATATGCTACAGCAAACACATTTACTACTAGTGTTCCTGTAGGTGTATCAACATAAATAGTACAATAAGGAAAAACACATGGCTGTACAATTAATTAAAATAGGTAATACTGCAAACGATGGCACAGGTGATGACCTACGAGAAGCATTTGTTAAAGTAAATAATAACTTTAACGAATTAGATTTACGTGATGATGAACAAACAACAGTAACTAATCTCGGCGCTACAGGCACAGGCATATTTAAAGAAAAAATTAATTACGACTTAAAATTTAAAAAAATAATAGGTGGTACAGGTCTTACGCTAACAGCTACAGACGATAATATTACAATAGCTAATGATAAAGTTTATGACTTTACGCAAGCTGCTGTTGCTGGTAGTAGCTATGTTACAAAGCAATACGACTTTTCGGATAGTAGAATACTTTACAACAACGTGTATGCTTCTTTAGCTGATTTACCAAGTGCAAGCACATATCACGGGTTATTTGTACATGTACACGGCACAGGCGGCGCATACTATAGCCACGGAGGCGTATGGGTAGAGCTTGCACTTAAATCAGATGTAGTAGAACTATCTGATGATACAACTCCTGCACTAGGCGGAAACTTAGATGCTGCTGGATTTAATATATCAAACGCTGGAACTATTGCTTCAACAGGATTTTCAGGACCATTAACTGGTAATGTAACAGGTTTAATTAACGGAATTGACCCAACTAGTATTAACTATAATTTTATAAATTTTGATTTAGGAACAATTACTGGAGCTGCAAATAATATGTTTGAGTTTTTAGTAGCTAATCAAGATCAAGACTTTGGAACTGTTACTGCCGCTACAGGTATTACGACAGACATGGGCGCTATCTCTGTTTAACTTAATTCCGATAAATACGTAGTAAGGAATTAACTATGGCTAAACTATTAACTAGTACGACGATCAGCATAACCAAGACATGGTTCCAACAACCAAACGGGTTTACATATCCAGTTTCGGTTAGGGTTCCAACTATATCCTCCCTCGCTGGGAAGAGAATTCCGGTTGCAATACTACTGCACGGAGCAGGTGGCACAGGCCAAAGCGAATTAAATAATTGGAATTCAATTCTCACTGATCATATTATAATTGCTCCCACAGGATATTTAAATAGCTGGAATGCATTACACGAAGATACAAAAGCACCTGATGTAGGATTTTTACAAGAGCTGTGTACTCAGTTAAAAAGCTTTGAAAATGTAGATGGTACTAAGATTAGAATTATAGGATTTAGTAACGGTGCTGCATTAGCTAATAGGGCGTACATATCGTTAACTGAATCAGGTGTAGATCAAATTGTAGCAATTGCTACTACATTTTCAGTACCAATGTATAGAGATAGTAATTTTCATATACCCGTTAATGAAAGTTCAACTGGCCCAAGTAATTCAAACTTTCCTATTATAAAAACTCCTTACAGACCTCGCAAGTTTATTAACTTCCACGGACAAACTGACAGTAGCTTTCCTTACAACGGCGGCCCACACACTTTTGGATATACATTTTTATCAGCACAAGCGAGTGCATTTGCGGCGGCAAAGGCGCAAGGATATACTGGAACACAAATACTAGATAATATAGGTGCATCTGATGTAGGAGGAACGTTTAAGTATACTTACGATACTCCACACGGAGATGTATTACATTATAAGTATCCAGATGGACATACTGTAACTCCTGCAATAAAAACTATTGTAAGTAATAATTTTACATTTGTACATCAGAATCAGCCTAACGCTCCTAGTGCGGTAGCTGTAAATAAATGGAATCCTAATAGACTTAATGTAATAGACGAAGAAGGCACTTACCCAAGTGCAACAAAATTTAGTACAGACGGACAAGTATTAACAATAACTAGTAACGGCGATCCGTATCCTGCTCTTGCAGGGCAACAGGGAACAAATACTGGAGTTAGATCGTTTGGAGTTAATCCAAACTTTATTACTCCGCAACAATACAACTTTAGAGTTAAAGATAGGACTGGGGATAATACAGCACAACCTCATGAAGCTTCATTGGGAGGGATGGGAATATTTGCTAACGGAGTAGTAGCAACAAACCCAAGCGCAGGCACTGGGCAACTACCAGGTAACAGTATATTTCCTCCGTTAGGATTTGAATTTAATGCTGTACATATGAAAAGTTCATACGGTGTAGATGCAGGTGGTGGCCATCCAGAGAATACTGGATCATATCATTATCATGAAGGATCGTTTTTATACAATGCTTGGGATACTGCTAAGTTTTATGGTGCTAACTCTTATTACAACTTAACTAATTTTAACGGCGATAAATTTAGACATATTGACGGACATAGTAAAATTATAGGGTACTGTTTTGATGGCTATCCTATATATGGTCCGTACAGTTATTTTTCTTCAACAGATGTTAGTACTCCAGTAATACAAATGTCTTCTAGTTATAAGAAACTTCCTACAGACGATCACAGACCAAAAGATTTTAGATACAATAAAAGTATCAATGTACTAGGAATTGGACAAGTAACATTAACTGCTGGTTCCTTTATACAAGATTATGAATTTAAAGAAAGTCACGGTACATTAGATAGATATAATGGAAGATTTACTATAACACCAGACTTTCCAGATGGCACTTATGCATACTTTTTAACATTCGAAAATACAACAGAGGATATAGGAATAGCTTCAGTTAAACCTAGCTATCCTTACATATTTGGAACACAGACAAAACAAAATAGACGATTCATTCCTGCAGAAGTTGACTCAACAACACTAGATGCAGCATTAACTCAAAGTGCTTTGTGGAACGTAGCTACAGGAACACGGATTACTAATCTAATTGAACGCAGTGTAGTTGATATTAATCTTCCAATGGCCAATGGTGTGATTCCTACATTAAAAGTAATTAGTGGTAGTCTTCCTAACGGTACTAGAATTGAAGGGAATAGTGTTGTAGGAACAGTGTACGAAGTTGCATATGATAAAACTTTTGTAGCAGTAATACGTGCTACTTACTTAGGCGCTTGGGAAGATAGGACTATAGAATTTGCAGTTACTGGACCTGATGATCCAGTTTGGGGTACAGCAGCAGGTATGTTACCAGTTGGACCGAGTAACGTATATTATGTTCTTGATAGTGCCCAAATAAATTATCAACTTGCAGCAACAGACACAGATTTAGCTGCAGGCGACACATTAGAATACTTTATATCTGAAGGTGACGGAACTTTGCCTCCTGGTATTAGTCTATCATCAACTGGAGTACTATCTGGAATTACTGATCCTTTATTATCATTAGATAAAAGATTTGAAGCTGGCGGATACGACGAAGCAAACTACGGTACATTACCATGGGACTATGGTACAGTGTCTGATAATGGATTTGCTAGTTACTATTATGATAGTCAAACTTTTGATTATAGCGAACCAACAAATAATCCAAAAAAACTTAATAGATATTATCCTTTTAAAGTAACAGTGACAGATGGAGAATCTTTTGTAAAAAGAGAATTTAACATTTATGTTGTAGGCGATGATTTCTTAAAAGCTGATAACACGTTAATGTCAGCAAGTACAGGAATATTTAAATCTAGTGCAACTAATATAAGAATGCCAACATGGATTACCCCGGGCGACTTAGGGTATAGAAGAGCAAATAATTACCAAACTGTATTTTTAGATGTTATTGATAACACTACTCTTGAAGGCAAAATGTTTTACTTGCAGGAAGATGTTAATGATGACGGAACACCAAGTAAGATGCCTCCAGGATTAAAATTAGATACTTCGCTGGGAGAGTTAGTTGGAAGAATTCCTTATCAAACAGCAGTAGTTCAAGATTATAAGTTTACTATTCGTGCTACACGCATGACTAATGATTTAGAAAGCGTTAGCATATTTGGTACATACTACGAAGATACACTACTAGGAAAAACTAGTTTTAAAATTGGCAAGGTTAATTTAACTGGTGCAGTAGACGGCGTTAACGATTTATTTGAACTAGTTAATCGACAAATATTATTAGGAACTAATGTATACAAGGTACTAAGTGTTGACGACAGAAATACTGAATATGACATTATTTTTATAGATCAAACTCTTGCTCCATCCGTTAACCTTGTTCCTAGTCGAACAGCAGTAACCGGGCAACCAGTTGTTTTTGTAAATAGATTATCCGAAATACACAAAGAACAATATAATAAAACATATTTAAGATTTACTGATTCAGAAACATATCAAATTAGTAGTATTACACCATATCTTGAATATATTGTTACACAGTCTAATATTCATAATAACGAAATGTATCCTGTAGGAATTCCTAGAGATATAACTTTAGATACAAACTACTTTGTAGGTGACATGGTTGAAAATACTATAGCTACAGGCGGCAATGGATTTATTTATAAATGCACAACTGCACATACTGTAGTAACTGCAGGCACTGTAGTTAACGGAGTTACCCAATTAACATTTACTAATGCTAATTGGACACAAATAGCAGAAACAGTTCCTGAAATGACACTTGCTGATAGAATTCAAGCTACAAAACAAGTATTAGAATCGGCGTACAAAGGTCCTGCAACTGTTGAAGTATTAAATGATCAAGCTACTATATGGAGAATAATTGTTCCTAGTACATCAACTAGTAGAATATTCTCTAATATAAGATCGCATTTTGCTAATGCATCTGATAGTACTGCAATACTTGTTAGATTAGTACGTGATAACGAAGATAGAATTGTTTTAAATGTTAACCTAACAAGACAGCTTACCCAAGGTAATAACTATGGTGTTGGATTGTTTAAGGGAGGTAGTTTCAAAGAAGATATAATTGTTGCTAACACTAAAGATATACCAAGTTCAACTAAAACATTTACATTAAAGGTTATAGGTGAAATAGATAGTACAGTAAAATGGATTACTCCTGCAGACTTAGGAAGTTTACCGGCAAATTATATTAGTAACTTAAAAGTTGAAGCAGAAACTACTGTTCCTGATACTAGGATGCTATATAAAATTACTTCTGGAAAGTTACCGTTTGGAATGGTACTTTCGCCAAACGGTGATATAATAGGAGATGCAAATCAATTTAGTGCTCCTGGCAAGTTAGGAATAACAACTTGGGAAGACAATGCAATTACGTGGGACGGTGTTCTTCCTGGTGATACTACTTTTGATAGAAAGTACAAATTTACAATTGAGGCTAAGGACAGATTTGCATACACTGCAATAACTAGAGAATTTAGTCTTACTATAACTATTCCAGACAGTAAAAGATATACTGATATCTATATGCGTCCGTTATTAAATTCAGCACAACGAACATCTTATGCAAGCTTTATTTCAGATAGAACTGTATTTGAACCTGAAAAACTTTATCGATCTGAAGATCCAAATTACGGATTAAAGAAAAATTTAGATATGTTAGTGTATGCAGGTATTGAAGCTAAGAAGATAGAAAATTTTGTTGCAGCGGCTGCTAAGAATCATAAACGTAAAAAATATATATTAGGTCAGTTTAAGTCAGCTAAGGCAATACAGGGCATTGGGACAACTGCTAAAGATGTATATGAAGTAGTATACATTGAAGTTATTGATCCTGCAAATGCTAAAAAAGGTAAAACAAAAACTAACTTTGAAATTACTACAAAGAATAAGATTACAGTTGACAGTATAGCATACAGTCCTAAAGACGACGAGCAACGTTTTAGAACAGGATATGATGCTGTTCCTGTATATACTAGAGGTGTTACTAGGTTTGTTTTTGAAGAATTAGAAGATGTATTAATTATACAAACTAGAGATAGTAGTGATAGTAGCGAAAATCAATTTGTTAGTACAAATAATAATGATTTTACAGTAACTTTAAGAAACGAAAGTGCAGTAACAGTAGCTCTTGAGATGACTGATTCAGAACCTATGAGATTACGCCCAGTTAATAATCCAATTACAACTGATAGTAATGCAGTCAAAGTTAGTCAAGGACAAGATAATCTTAGATATATATCTAGTATAGATAATATGAGAAACAACATTAAAGCAATAGGTAGTAATGATAGAAATTACTTACCACTATGGATGAGAACTTCACAAACAGGGTTTGAAGAATTAGACTATGTAACAGCTATACCAATCTGTTATTGTAAACCCGGACAAAGTGCAGACATACTTAAAAACATATCTGATAACGGATTTGATCCTAAGACTATTACTTTTGATATTGATAGATACATTGTAAGATCAACTGAAGATATAACAGACGAGCGATATATCTTATTCGAAAATCATCAGTTTAACGTCTAACAGCGATAAATAAAACAGTAGAGGAAATAACATGGCTAGTAATATTATAAGTGATACAATTGATGCAACATACCCAATTGCGGGTGTTGACAATGATACACAAGGATTTCGAGATAACTTCACAGTTATTAAAACAGGGCTGGCAACAGCAACTTCAGAAGTATCAACATTGCAAAGTACCACAGCAAAACTAAATGCATCAAATGACTTTAATGGTACAAACATTGCAGATGCAAACATACAAGTACAAACTTCACAATATCATAATATTGGAACAGTTGTTTCTGGGCAAAATATTAGCTTTCTAAATGGCCATTTCCAAACACTGACAATAAATCTTCCAGTAGCAACAACTACTATTGCATTTAATTTATCAGACTGGCCAGCAAGGGCTATGTATGCTGAAATGGTTGTAGGATTTTTAGGAAACGGTACTGCTAAAACATCTACATTTACTGTAGCTGGCGGTGGTACAATTAAGTATGATACTAACTATCCAAAAGTATCCAATGTGCCTACATTAACTGTTGACAGTGCATCTAACCCATTACTTGTTAAGTTTTGGACATACAATAGCGGCACAACAGTATTTGCACAATACTTAGGTCAGTATACTTAAAAATGATAAATCCTCTAATAGATAGCTTAGAGCATTTTACGCTACCTGAGTTAGAAGAAAAAGTTACAGAGTTACAACGCAAATACTTCATGTCTGCAAACCCCTCGGTACAAGTACAAATTTCAAATGTACTTGATATCTACTTGCTGGAACTCCAAGATCGAAGAATGAAAGAGTTTCAGCGCCAAAATAATCAGGAAAATGGCGAGAATTCGCTTGACAATTTGATTAATATCAGTTAAACTATATACATGCTTATGAAAACAGATGAACTAGGTATTCCACGATTCTCTAATAAAGATCTTATCGAAATGATCTATAGCGGGCATGTGGATAAATGTCATGTAGTACTATGTGACGAAAGTGACGATGTGGATTTGTTTAATAAAGTTGCAAAAGAACAAGGACTGTCGGGACTTACTAAGTACATTCCAATTGATGTAGAACAAAAATCATTTGATGGTGTATTACAATCAGAATGGTTTATGCCGCGAGATTATAAGAACATGGATATTTACTCTTATTTAGAACAACGGTGTGAAACACACGACGAGATTAGTAGAGTAGATCAAGAATTTATAGAATATGATAAACGCGGAATGATGCCTTTACTATGCTATATGGTATATCTAGTAGATTTTATGCGAGAAAATAAAATTGTTTGGGGTGTAGGTAGAGGCAGTAGTGTAGCTAGTTACATTTTATATTTAATAGGTGTACACAAAGTAAACTCGATCCAGTATGGCCTGGACTTTAATGAGTTCATGAGATAAGTATGTATATAACAATAGGAGACGATAATTATGTCAAAAGTATCACCCGGTAAAAAGCAAATTAGAAGTATGCGAGGCAAGTCTGTAGACATGGATTTACTTCGCAAGCGCAACGAACTAACGCCAGCAGTAGGCAATGCTCGTGTAAACGCCCGTGGCGATGAATTAGGACCAAACGGAACTATCATCCGCAAGCGCGAAGAAATTGTTGCAGATCATTATGGACAAGCAGGAACTGCTGAACATTCTCGTCCACCAGAGCCTGTTGCTCCTGTGATTGCAGAAGAAGCTGAAGTAAAAGTAAAAGCTTCAAAAAAAGTAAAAGTAAAAGCAGATTCAGTACCAGAAGCAGTAGCAGACTTATCACCAGAAGAAGCTGAAATGATGGAAGAAGCAGCTGCTGATGATGACTGGGTTGAAGACGCAGACGGTAACTTTGTACAAAAAGGAAGCTAAGAATGGCTCAAAATTATACTGCAATTAAAGGAACACCTAAAGCTAAAGGTGATGATGTATTAGTAGTAGATATGCACTTTGGTGAACAAACGACTGCATCAGGACTTATCCTTAAAAGCGATGATGGCAACACTAGAGGAATTTATCCACGTTGGGGTAAAGTATACTCTAAAGGTCCACGTAATAAAGACGAGTTTAAAGTTGGAGATTGGATACTTGTAATGCACGGAAGATGGACACGAGGTCTTAAAATTGAGACTGAAGCTGATGGCGAACTTGAAATGCGTCGAGTTGAGTTAGAAAGTATTCTAGCTTACAGCGAAGAAAAACCGGATGGTATCCAAATTGGCACTGAGTTTACAGACGGTCAGCATGCAACTATTGACCCTTCAACCTTTTTATAACCCTTAACTAGAAAGAGACTATCTTGAAAAATATCGACCTTAACAAATATAAAGAATTTGTAGACGCAGTAACTAGTGACGAAAGTAAGAGCAATGATGCGTTTAGTAATCGTTGGAATAGCTTAGAAAATCAACGATTAGCCGACATGCCTCGACTACTAACGGCATGTTTAGGTGTTAGTGCAGAAGCAGGCGAGTTTACTGAAGTAGTAAAGAAAATTGTATTCCAAGGCAAACCATTAGATGAAGATAATATCTGGCACATGCAACGTGAACTAGGTGACGTCTTATGGTATTGGATGCAAGGATGCATTGCACTAAAGATTGACCCTAATGAAGTTATCCAAATGAATATTGACAAGCTAAAAGCACGTTATCCAGGTGGCGACTTTGATGCACACTATTCCGAAAATCGACAGGACGGCGATTTATAATAAAACTACTTGACAGACTCCTTATTAGGTGCTATAATAGTATTAATTAATAAGGAGTTTGTATGCGGTTACCTACACAACTTAGCGGATTAGGCACTACCGGTTTATGCGGTATTGTACTAATGACGCTTCATATTACAGGATACTTAATAGGATGGGCTTGGCCCATGTTATATGTTCTCCTTATTTTATCCGGTATGGGACAAGAAAATAGGAAAGTAAAATAATGGCTATACATGCAATGATTGATCTAGAAACTTTAGATACAAAACCAAGTTGTCAAATTTTAAGCATGGGTTGTGTAAAGTTTAATCCGTTAACTAATGATGAGCCAAATTCAGAGCTATACATTAAGCCTGATATTGATCAGCAAGATAAACTAGGACGTACTACAAGCGATAGCACTATTGAGTGGTGGAGTAAGCAAGATCCTAAAGCAATGGAAGAAGCGTTTTCAGAAGATGGACGTATGAATCTTCAGATGATGCTAGAACAACTTAATAAGTGGTTAGTTGGTGTTGATGTAATTTGGGGTCACGGTTACGGATTTGACATTACGATACTGGAAGACCTCTATAGAAATATGGACACTCCTATTCCATGGCAGTTTTGGCAAATCAAAGACAGCCGTACATTGCTTAGTGCATGTAAAGTTGATCCACGCAAAGCAATGCAAAGCGATTTACACAACGCACTAGCAGACGCTTATTTCCAAGCAAAGAGTGTACAAGTAGCATACAAAGAGCTAGGCATTTTAAGATGAGCTTGACAGAACAAGTCAAACGTGTTAAACTAAGTGATATGTTAGATGACGATAGCGACATCATGAACGAACTAGTAGTTAAATTTGAACAACAGTACGGAGAAGAACTTGAAAGAATTATGGGTAGAGAAATACCGTCCAAAGACAGTTGACGGATATGTGTTTCGTGATGACGCACAGCGTAACCAAGTAAACACTTGGATTAAAGACAACACAATTCCACATTTGTTGTTCAGTGGCAATGCAGGCATTGGCAAAACTACGCTTGCAAAATTGTTATTTAATGAGTTAGATATTAACCCATTAGACGTATTAGAAATTAATGCAAGTCGTACAAACAGTGTAGATGATGTACGTGATAAGATCGTAAACTTTGTACAAATGATTCCGTTTGGTGACTTTAAGGTTGTGTTACTTGACGAGGCTGATTATTTGTCACCAAACGCACAAGCAGCACTACGTGGTGTAATGGAAGAATATCATACAACATCACGTTTTATTTTAACATGTAACTATCCTAACCGTATTATTCCTGCAATACACAGTAGGTGCCAAGGCTTCCATATTGCTAAGATTGATCAAACTGAGTTTACAGCAAGAGTGGCAGAAATTCTTATTACAGAAGGGATTACTCCGGACTTAGACATTCTTGATACATATGTTAAAGCAACTTATCCGGACTTGCGTAAATGTATTAACACTGTACAGATGAATTCAGTTGAAGGTAATCTAGTTAGGCCACAGAAAGGCGACACTGGAGAAGCTGACTGGAAGCTTGATATGGTTGAGTTATTTAAAGCAGGTAAGATACAAGAAGCTCGTAAACTATTATGCGGTGCAGTTCGTCCAGAAGAAATGGAAGAAATATATCGATGGTTATATGACAATATTGAATTGTTTGGTGATGACGAAAAACAGGATACAGCAGTATTAGCTATTAAACAAGGATTAGTAGATCACACACTAGTTGCTGATCCGGAGATTAATTTAGCAGCAACACTAATTAGATTGGCAAGGTTGTAATGGATTTTACTAAGGATGGCTTCATTGGAATATTTGATGATGCTTTTCTACCTCAGTATTGCGATGACTTAATTAAATACTTTAATATTTCAGGTAGTAAATTTGTTAATGCAACGCAAGGCTTAAAACACTATAACGACATGGACGAATTGTACTTACATGATCCGTTAACTGTACAAGACGTTCCAGAAGGATTTATTGAGTATTTTTATCAAGTCTTATGGAACGATATTTTTCCTGTATACTTAAAAGAATTTAGTGTTTTAAAAAATGCTCAGCCTCTTACAGGTTTTGGGTTAAAGATGAAAAAAATTGCGCCAGGTGGTGGCTTTCATGATTGGCATTACGAGTCAATTGGAGAAAGATCTCCTAGAAAAGTTGTAGTACAATTATATTTAAATGATATAGACGAAGCAGGCGAAACTGAATTCTTATATCAAAATAAAAGAATATCTCCAAAGAAAGGCAGGCTACTATTATGGCCTGCTGATTGGACTTATACCCATAGAGGCAATCCTCCCATTGGAAAGGAGGATAAGTACATTTTAACAACTTGGTTAGAACAAGCGAGAAAGGGAAATTAATGACATATTTAGTAACTGATAATTGCATTAAGTGTAAACATATGGATTGTGTTGAAGTATGCCCAGTAGATTGTTTTTATGAAGGCGCAAACATGCTGGTAATTAACCCAGATGAATGTATTGACTGTGGGGTATGTGTTCCGGAATGTCCAGCCGATGCTATTATAGCCGATAATGCTGTAGGTGATTATCCTAATATTGATTTATTGGCCATAAACACAAAGTATAGTGGACTATGGCCTAACATTACAGATGCTAGACCAGATGATGTTCCTGCAGACGCAGTAGAATGGAACGGTGTTGCAAATAAATTTGAAGACCACTTTTCAGAGGAGCCAGGGATTGGCGATTAGTAATAAAAAACTGATAAATGATATAGTACGCATAAGTGTAATAGAAGAAGAAATAGAGTATTATCAAACCCTGCTACGTGAAAGTGATACAGGACATATACATACTACTATTGGATTTTTAAATAGACGAATAGAAGAACTTAAAGGAAATGAAGCATGGCCGTTAGATTAGTAAGTTACAGTAAAGCATCAGAATATTTTGAAGAAGAAGGATTAACTGATGTACAAGAATTAATTGCATTTTGTGCCAAGGTTAGTAACCCTTCTGCACAAATTAATAGTGCAACGAGTGAAAAATTAATTAAGTATCTAATCAAGCACCAACATTGGTCACCTTTAGAAATGGTTAATGCTGTATTAGAAGTAAAAACTACTAGAGACATTGCACATCAAATTGTAAGGCACCGTAGTTTTGCGTTTCAAGAGTTTAGTCAACGATATGCAGATCCTAAAGAACAAGGCGAAGTATTTGTTACTAGTGAAGCACGTTTACAAGATGTTAAAAACAGGCAAAACTCAGTTGACATTAATTTAGCAGATGACGGAATGCCTGAGCTAATTAACCGCTGGGAAGAATTACAGCAAGATGTAATTTATACGGCAGGTCGTGCATATGATTGGGCAATTAGTGCGGGTATTGCTAAAGAAGTAGCACGTAAAGTATTACCAGAAGGTCTTACAAAAACAACGTTGTATATGAATGGTACGTTACGTAGTTGGGTACACTATATTGAACTACGTAGTGCTAACGGCACACAAAAAGAGCACATGGATATTGCTAAAGAATGTGCTACAGTTATTGCAGAAGTGTTTCCATTAATTAAGGAACTATAGTGTTTAATTTTTTAAAAAAAGATAAACCTGAAATAATTTTTGAATGTGATAATTGGGTTACACGTAAGTATAGTCCAATTAGACCTGCGGCAGAATTTATTCCTGAAAAATTTAATAAGATGCCAGCAGTTCTTAAAAAAGAAGAGCATGCAAGAGATAATATGTACAGCGTAAAAATTTGTCCGGGCCTACAAGATTATATTGGACACGGATATGTTATTCCTGCTTGGTGCGATATGGAATTTAAAATTGATGACAACAATCATCCCCATTTAACTTATAGCGATCCTTCATTAAAACATGCTGTGCATTATCCAGAACAAGTGGGAGATTTTTTAGACACAAAATTCCCCATAAGAACTCCTGTAAAACTAGATAATCCGTGGTTTACTTATACCAAGAAAGATTGGAGCATTATGTATCTACCAATGCACTTTCATGAAAATCCTTATTTTGAAGCAATTCCGGGTGTATCTGATCATGACAGAGGGCCTGGACGTTCACCTTTAAATATTATGCTAAAAACTAACAAAGATTTTACTATCAAACAAGGCACTCCATTAGTACAAATGATTCCTTTTAAACGTCAAACAGTAACAGCTAGATCCGGCGACTTACAAGAAAAAACTATTAATAGATATCACTCTTTAATTAAAACTAGATTTTTAACGTTTAAAGGGTGGCGTTGGTTTATGACTGAAAAGAAGCAATTCAAAATTGATCAACACGACCTAGAAATTCCAACCGATACAGACTAATCAAGATGTAATCATTTGTAACATTTCCCTAAAAACTGTTGACTTTCCACCACCTACGCTATAAGTACTTGTACATCTAAAAATAGCGAGGTAAGAAATACGTGAAAACGAGACTGTTCGTGTTGGCATTTCTAATGTCGGCAATAATGACAAACAAAAGCGCAGGACAAACTTACACAGATGAAGTAGCTGACATTATTAACAGCAATTGTGTAGTGTGCCACCGACAAGGCGGCATTGGACCAATGAGTTTTGAAACCTATCAACAAGTAAGACCATGGAGCCCTTTAATTGCTCTCAAAGTAATGACGAGAGAAATGCCTCCGTATGCATATGATCACGGTATTGGCATACAAGACCTACAAGGCGACTGGCGTTTATCTCAACAAGATATTGACACTATCGTAGAGTGGGTAGATAATGGATCAGCATATGGAGATCAAGACATAATTATACAACCTCCAATACTTGCTGACACAGAAGCATGGAGTTTTGAAGCAGACTTTGGAGTACCGGATACTATTATTGCTTCAACTCCAATAGATATACCTGCAAGCGGCAACGACTTGTGGCACAAGCACAATGTTCCAACAGGACTAAGTGAAGACCGTTGCATTAAAGCAGTACAAGTTAAACCACGCGGCGATGCAAAATCAGTAGTACATCATGCCAACTCAAGTATTATTACTGAGGGAGGCAGACAAGGAATGCTAACTGAGTATGCTATGGGAAAGTGGGGAGAAATAGTACCACAAGGAGTATGTCGTACTATACCAGCAAACGCAGAAGTAGCTTGGGATATTCATATGTTCCCCGGTGGACTTGGAGCAATGGCACCAGGATCAGTTATTCGAGACAACGTGGTAGAGATTGGGCTTTGGTTATACACCGAAGAGGAAAGCGAACAACTGAAATACAA